TGAAAATTTAAAAATTATTGAAATGGATAATCTTAAATCTAGAATTATATCTAAAAATAAAATAGAAAATCAAGCTAATTTTATTGAATTATGTAATAGTCAAAAACCAAAAATGATTCATGGATCAGGTTCATTTATAAAAAAAATAAAAAAATCAAATGATAATATACACTTGAAAAAATTAGGTAATAATGAAATTATTGATATTATTAATAAACTTGAAATTGAAAGTAGTCAAAATATATTAAAAATGGAAGTATTAGATCAAATTACGAATCCATCTTTTGAAGATAAATTTCTATTTGGCAAAAAAGAAGTAGGTAATGGGATACTTGACTATACTATAAAAAAATTATATATAACTCCTTCTTTATGGAGACAATTGAAGAAAAATACACCATCAGAATATTTAAATTTTCAAGTTTTAGAAGTAGATAAACTGGAAAGTGGAGACATTGGTGATAAATTTATTAGTGATTATTTAGGTATAATTGCACTAAAATATTATTAAATCTAATATGTTATATATGGATTTTAAAAATAAATACTTAAAATATAAAAAAAAGTATTTAAAATTAAAAAATTCTTTGATTGGAGGTAATGAAAATTTGGTAGAAGAAAATGTTTCAGGAGTTGGTGGTTGGAGTGGAACTTGTACCTGTCCTGATGGTAAACAATATAAGGTTGGTGATAATAATAATGCATGTGATTCTATTGCATGTATTGATGGTGTCCCAAGTGGATGTAGCAGAGATGATTTGAGTGGTTTAGGAAGAAGAGTAACTTGTTATGTACCATATCATGATAAATTTTTGGAAAAATGTGGTATTGAAATGTCTAAACCGGAAAATGCAAATAGTTTATGTTATTGGATTTGTGGTAATAATTACGATGGTCAAAAATGTAATTTTATAAATATGACAGATAATGAAAATTGTTTTATTTGTAATAGAGAAATAAAAGAAGACTGTAAATTAGTTTTAGTTGATAATAATTTTATATGTCCTAATTGTGGATACAAATGTGATAATCAACAACAATTTACAGAACATATAATGAATAGTGGAAATAAAGCTACAATGAATCAAGAAAATCAAATAGTTACAACCTCTGAACATTGTAGAGGGAAGCCTATAATTTTAAATTTAAGACTTCATGAAAATTATGATCCAGGAAGAGCTTTAAAAGATCAAACTCAAGTTTTAGATTTATTTAAACAAAATTGTCAAGATTATAATGTGTTACCAATTAAAAGATTTAGTAGTTATGCTGAAATAATTAGTATTTTACAAAGATATACAAAAAAATTTATAGCTCATTTTATTTTACTAACTCATGGATCTCCTGATTCTATTACTGTTGGTAGTGATACTTTAAGAATTTCTCCAAATGAAGTATTTGTTAATTATAATGGTATAGAACAAATACAACCAGAAAATCCAAGATTTAGGGAGTTTGCTGTAACACTTAATAATATTTTGTTACCAAAAGCTAGTATATTATTAGCTGCATGTTTAACTGGAAAAAATGAAACTTGGGAAAATATGGGTAATTTGCAAGGTCATATAGTAACCTTAACTAATTGTATTTATAAAAATTTTGCAAATAGATTATCCAATTTCTTACCAAATCATCCTATATATTGTACGCCTGATTATCAAGTTGCTGGTGAATTAAATATTTTTGCTGAAAATCCAGATGGTGTTTCTTTATGTAGTATAAATAATGATAATCCATTATATTATTCTTATGTATCATCAAACCAATTAATGTATAAATATATTAGAAAAGATAATGAATCTGGTAATGCAGAAGAAATAAAAAAGTGTGAACCTAATTTAAGACAAATAATGTAATAAAAAAATTGATATATAAAAATTTATATTTTATATATCAATATAATGACAGATACAAATAAACTATTAGCATTTAGCTCAGATAAGTCAGATAATTCAAATTATGTTAATTTGCCAGAATCAATGTTAACAAATTTAGTTGATAAAAAAATAGAACAACCATATTATTTTTCTATAACATCTCCACAGGGTATAAAAACTTGGGTTGGTGTAAGACAATTTACGGCTGATGATAAAACTATAAATATTCCAAGGTGGATTATGGATCATTTATGTATGTTTGAAAATTCGCAATATGTTACAGTTGAATTAGAACAAGATATCCCAAAAGGAAAAAAAGCGGTAATAGAACCTCAACAAGAAGAATTTTTCAGTATACCAGAATATGATGGTTGTTTAGAAAATATTTTATCTGATTTTTGTATTTTGCATATAAACCAAAAAATAGAAATTGAATTATTAGATAAAAAATATAATCTATTAATTAAGGAAGTTGAAGTTGATTGGGAAACTGTAAATTATGATGGTGAAAATACAAATTTAATTCTATCAGAAGGTATCATTGATATTAAGAATATTGATCTAACTGTTGATGTCGTTAATAAATTTTTAAAACCAGAAAATAATTACGTTGATAAAAAAATAGATAAAAATGAAAATATAGGGGAAGATTTAATTCATAAAAATGATGAACCAAAAGGATTAAGATTATCTAATGATACTAAAACTTTAAATAAGGAAGAAATGAGAAATGCGAGGTTAAAATACTATGATAAGAAATTTGGGATCGAAATTTAAAAAGATGAAAAACTATTATTTTATATACATAAAAATTTGTAATGAGTGATTCAGATAATAATTTTAATATAAGTGATAGTTCAAGTAGCGAATCAGAAAATGATAACGTTGATGAAGATTCTTCTGATTATGAACTAAATGAAGAAGATCGGAGAACTATTTATAACGCAACACTAGAAAACAGAGACATAGAAGTAGATGATGCCTTTTTTGAAGGAACAGAAAAAAAAGAGAAAAAAAGAAGAAAAAAAATTAATACTAATAAAGGATTAAACTGGTGTGAGTTTCAGCAAAAAGTAGAAGATATTGAAAATAAAAATAAACCGAAAAAATGGGTTTCAGGAAGAAAAGAAAATCGAAAAAGTACAAATCCTGTAAAAAAAGAATATAAAAAAGTTAGGGCTAGAGAATTTAATCCTAGGTTAGCTCCACCAGATGTAAAAAGATACTATAACAGATCTAGTTATAATAATACAAGTCGATCAAGTTCTAATAGTAAATATAAAGATAATAACAAAAACTATAAAAATAGAAATAGTGACGAAAGATATAAGAAGAAAAATGATTATAAAAAAAGATCCTATAATAAAGAATATAGTGATAAAAAAAAACCCTATAATAAAGAAGATAGTGATAAAAAAAGATCATATAATAAAGAATATAGTGGTAAAAAAAGATCCTATAACAAAGAAGATAGTGATAAAAAAAAAACCTATAATAAAGAAGATAGTGATAAAAAAAGATTCTACAAGAAAAAAGATAATTATAAAAAGAAATAATAATTAAATAGATATTTGTTTTAAAATTAATGAAAGCTATCTTAGCAGTAGATAATTTTAATGGTATTTCTAAGAAAGGAATGATTCCATGGCATAAACCAAATGATCTAAAATTTTTTAAAAAAATTACAACTCAAACATATTTACCTAATAAGATAAATGCAGTTTTAATGGGAAGAAAAACATGGGAATCATTACCTCGAAAATTTCTACTAAATAGAATAAATATTGTTTTAACAAGAAATCCTATTAAATATCAAAGATATCAAGATGCTAATTTAATATTTGTATCATCAATAATAGCAGCTAAAAATTTTGTTAGAAATAAGTATATAATTGAAACATTATGGGTGATCGGTGGAGCAGAAATTTATAATGAAGTTTTTTTAGATAAAGATATTACTGATATTTTCGTGACAAAAGTTAATGGAAATTTTAATTGCGATAAATTTGTACAATTACCAAAAATGAAAGAAATTAATAGATCTCAAATAGATGATTTAACATTTATACATCTAAAAAATTGAAAAAAAAATTATTTTTATATTTATTAATATATTATGTCTTGGGGAATTAACTCCGAAAATCAAAAAATCAGAAATTTTAGAAATAAATTTAACAGAAAATTAAATATTTTGGAAATTGGTCCAGGTAAAGGATTATTAATTGATAAAATTAAAAATGTATACAATACAGATAATTATTTTGCAATGCAGCCAAAAGATAACGAGTATAGTGAAAATAATGAGAAATTAAAAGAAAAACTAAAAGATAACTTTTTAGAATATAGTTTAGAAGATTATGTCAAATTAGAAAATTTCATGAAATTTGACATAATTTTTATTTTTAAATGGAACATAGGATGTCCTAATCATAAGGATTTCATTGATACTCTTTCAAAAATATTAAGTGATGATGGTATTATATATATTTCTATTGTAGAAAAATATAGATTTCATAGATACGAAGAAAAAAATGAATGTTTCTGGATAAGAGATTTGATAAATTTATATTTTAATACATATATTGGTATAACTGCGGTTGGAATCTATAAATATGGAGAAATAGAAGCTTCACATAAATTAAAGAAAGAATAATATATTTCATTTATGATATATATTTAAATAGTATTTTTTTAATATTATTATATGATTTTTAATTGTGTTATAATGTGCGGAGGATCTGGATCTAGATTATGGCCACTATCACGTAAAAAACTACCAAAACAATTTTTAAAGCTAGTAAATAATAAAACAATGTTACAAAATACAATATTAAGATTTAAAAAATTGGAAGATAAATTAGAAAAAATAAATTATACAATTATTTGTAATAAAGATCATTATTTTATAATAGACAAACAAATACATGAATTAAAATTAGAAAATAATTTTAGAATTATATGTGAACCAGAAGGAAGAGATACTGCAGCAGTTGTTGCTATAGCATCATTAATTGAACATGAAAATACAAATACAGTTGTAGTACCTAGTGATCATATATTTGATGATGATGAAATTTGTAATGTAATAGTAAATGGATTAAAATATATTAATGATGGTATAATTACTATGGGTATAAAACCAAAATCACCACAAACAGGGTATGGATACATAAATGTTGATGATAGTAATAATACTATTAAATTTGTTGAAAAACCAGATTTAGAAACTGCACAAAAATATTTTGAAGATGGAAATTATTTATGGAATTCAGGATTATTCCTTTTTAAGAATAAAAATATGATAAAATGTTTCAATTCATATGCAAATGATATTTTACATAATTGTAAAAATACAATTAAAAATACTGATATTTCATCAGAAGTTATACATTTAGATTCATTATCTTTTGAAAAATGCAAAAAAATATCAATTGATTATGCAATAATGGAGCCATTAACTCAAAGTAAAAACAAAGTAGTAAATTGTTACACAATTCCTTATAATGGATATTGGTCAGATATTGGATCATTCGATTCATTATATAACGAAATAAAAAAAGATCAAAATAATAATGTTATAAAAGGTGATGTAATAACTTTAGATACTAATAATTGTTATATAGAATCTGAAAATAAGACAGTTACAACTATAGGATTAAAAGATTTAGTAATTGTAGATACTAGAGATGCATTATTAGTTTGTGATAAAAGTAAATCACAAGATGTAAAAAAAATGACTAAATTAGTAAATGATAAAAAAAAAGAACTATTAGAAATTCATGCTAAGGCATATCGTCCTTGGGGATGGTATACAAATATTGAGGGTAATGATTATTCTGGTTTTAAAGTTAAAAGAATTGGAGTATATCCTAAAAAAAGATTATCATTACAAAGTCATGATAAAAGATCTGAACATTGGGTAATTATAAAAGGTAAAGCAAAAGTACAAGTAGGTAAAGATTTTCATATATTACATAAAAATCAATCAGTATATATTCCAGTAGGTGTATTACATCGAATGGAAAATATTGGGACCGAAATGGTAGAATTTATAGAAACACAAATTGGGGATTATTTAGGCGAAGATGATA